GTTAGAGATACTTAAAATAACTAAGTAACTTAGTCTCTATAAAAAAGGTAGTCTATCGGCTACCTTTTTTTTATGCCCGCTATTTAATTAACTAACCCTTACCCTTAAACATACCCTATAAAGCCTATAAACGCTCTCTACTAAACGATAATATATAGCCCTATAAGTAAAGGGGTAACCCCCCTTTTACGCCGCCGCGCGGGTCCCACCCGCCCGCACCTAGTTCCAGACTCTCTTTTGCATATATTTTTCAAATAAAAAAATTTTGCGAAAAAATTTTTCCGAGTTATATTATGAACAACTTGTTGACCACTTAACCACTTTACTATGGCAGACCGAATCACAGACCTCGAACAAGAAATGATGGATCTTGAATACCAACAAGAAATGGCACATTTCAATCGCGTCAAAGATGAACCTGGATTACAAGAAGTTTCATTATTCGCACCGAAGGCTCCTGTTAGAATCCTATCCCAAGCATTAGATGCAGGTACATCAAAACTAGCTTCCATGGTTCCGCAACAAGTAACGGAAGCCCTTGCAGGTTTACCGTCGCTCATGGCTCGTGGTTCGGGGAAAGGCTTTGAACAATTTGGTAAACGTCGGGGAGGAGGCACGTCCCGCGTAAATCAAAACTTAGATAATTTAATAAGTGATTTTATGGCAGAATCAAAAGGTGGTACTGACCTAAGTAACGTTAGCCAATATACAATAGAATTGATCCGCGCAAACCTGCCCGCGATCCGCGCAGCGGCGGCAAGACAAAAACAAAACCCGAAAGCTGGGTTAAATCGAATTATCAAAATAATCGAGGAACTGGATTAATCTTTACAGAACTATGGTTTTCAGAATAAGATACGCGCTAAGAGAACCATTCATAAATTAAACTACTTTACTTATGAGCCGATTAACAGAACTTTTTGCAGACTTAGAAAAAGAATTTTCACAAGGCAATCGACAAGAGCGCGAACTAAGTAGGGCAGACGTAGATACTTCTGATTTAATTAAAAACGATCCTTTATTATTAGAAGGTTTAATTACCGCAGGGACATTACCTATCGCAGGAGCTTCTGCAGTTAAATACGCAGTAGGTAATAAACAACTACCTAGTTGGTTAGCTCCATTTACGTCAAGGTTTGGTGGCAACGAAATGGGATTATTAAAAACCAGAGAGCCTTTTCTTCCTGAAACAAGCCGTAAAATAAAAGACTATGCAGAACGTCAAAAACTTGCAGATCAAAAAATGATGTTTCAACAAAAACAAATAAGAAACAACATTAGAAACGAAGCACCTGTAGGCTCAGGTTCAAGAGTGGGTACGGACGTTGCAGGTAGAATGCCGATGCCTCAAACTAAACCACCGTTATCCGTGGTTCGTGGACCGCGTGGTAATACTAATATTGAACAACCTACGCAAGGTAATTTAAATTTACGTGATTTAAAAGATACAGGGATTACTTCGCTTGGTAATAGGATGAATCCTAAAATGAGGGATGATTTATTACGTAGACGTGATCGAATACAACAAGATGTATTTAAAATGGATAGTATGCAAAGTAAAGGCGAACCTGTCGATATGAATAGATTATTTAGATTACAAGACGAACTTGACGCTTTAAATAAAACTTTAAAATAGCCTATGTCGCAAGACAAAAGAGAAAAGTTAAAACTCCTAAAGGGGATTAACTTAGACCACCTTAATAAATCAGAAGCGAAAGAGTTTACTGTTTTATTAGAAGAACTTGAAAAACGCGACTTCCAAGAAAAATCAACAAGTACCTTTATGGAATTTGTTCGTGCTATGTGGTCAGAGTTTATCGACGGAGATCACCATAAACAAATGGCGGCGGCTTTTGATGAAATAGCATCAGGCAAATTAAAAAGGCTAATAATAAATATGCCGCCTAGACATACGAAATCAGAATTTGCGTCTCATTTATTCCCTGCGTATTTATTAGGTAAAAATCCTAAATTAAAAATTATTGAAGCAACACACACCGCTGACCTTGCGGTTAACTTTGGTAGAAAAGTTCGTGATTTAATTGACGGAGAAGAATATAAAGAATTATTTCCTGAAACAGAATTAAAAGCAGATAGCCGTTCGGCAGGAAAATGGCTAACAAATAAAGGCGGAGAATATTACGCGGCAGGTATCGGAGGTGCATTAGCAGGTAGGGGTGCTGATTTATTTATTATTGACGATCCGCATTCCGAACAAGACGCTATGTCGGATAAAGCATTAGAAGAAGCGTACGAATGGTTTATGGCGGGACCACGACAAAGGTTACAACCTGGTGGTGCAATCGTAATAGTTATGACGCGTTGGTCTAAAAAAGATTTAACAGGTCGTTTAATTAAGAAAATGACACAAGACGAAGGGGCAGACCAATGGAAATTAATTGAGTTTCCTGCAATACTTCCTAGTGGTAGATCATTATGGGAAAACTTTTGGTCATTAGAAGAACTTAATACAATTAAAGCTTCTGTTAGTCCGTCGAAATGGGCTTCACAATATATGCAACGACCGACAGGTGAGGGTATTTCGATTATACCGAAAGATTGGTTTATGGTTTGGGACGAAGATAAACCGCCTGCATGCGAATATTTAATACAAAGTTACGATACCGCGTTTTTAAAATCAGAAAGAGCTGACTTTACAGCGATAACAACGTGGGGTGTTTGGTATCCTGAAGGTAAAATAGGCGAAGAACATTACAAAGGCGACGAAGCGCATTTAATATTATTAGATTGTATCAAAGAACGTTTCGATTTCCCTGAATTAAAAAACGAAGCGTTACGTTTATACGATTATTGGGAACCCGATACAGTAATTATTGAAGCAAAAGCCAGTGGTATTCCGTTAGTACAGGAATTACGTAGAATAGGGATACCTGTTAATACATTTTCTCCAGGAAAAGGTCAAGATAAGATTGCAAGACTTAATGCAGTAAGCCCGATTTTTCAAGACGGTAGAATTTGGGTACCTGAAAACAGGTGGGGCGAAGAACTTATGGAAGAAGTTTCTGATTTTCCTGGTGGCGAAAACGATGACCTTGTAGATGCGACAACTTTAGCCTTATCAAGGTTTAGAGAAGGTGGATTTTTAAGTCTTTCAACTGATTACGAAGACGAATACGATTACCCCAGAACGCAAAGGGTTTATTATTAATGAAATAAGTAGTAGAGTTTGCATATATGGCTATAGAAAGAACACCATTTTCAGTAATTCCAGGAAATGAGGAAGAACTGGATATCGAAATTGAACAACCTGAAATAATGGATCCGCAAAATACGGAAGTATATTTAGCAGAAGACGGATCAGCGACAATCGGATTTAATCCTCAAGAAGAAATTGACTTACCCTTTGGCGAAAACATAGCTGAAGCATTAGACGAACGTCAATTACAAGAAATTGCAAGCGAGTTAATTGAAAATTACGAAGACGATTTAAATTCAAGAGACGATTGGTATACAACATTTAGTAAAGGATTAGATTTATTAGGGATTAGGGGTGAAGAACGTTCCGAACCGTTTGAAGGAGCGTCAGGAGTTCACCACCCAATACTTTCGGAAGCCGTAACACAGTTTCAATCACAGGCTTATAAAGAATTATTACCTGCTGGCGGACCAGTTGACGTAGAAGTACTTGGAGTTACTAACGATGCTAAATTAGAAAAAGCAAATCGTGTTAAAAACTTCATGAATTATCAAATAACATATAAAATGGAAGAATTTGACCCAGAGATGGATCAATTATTATTTTATTTACCGTTATCAGGTTCAGCATTTAAGAAAATTTATTACGATCCGTCATTAGGACGCGCAACATCACGTTTTATTAAAGCAGAAGATTTAGTTGTTCCGTATTACGCAGTAGATTTACTTACCGCACCAAGAATTACGCATGTTATGTATATGACAGAAAACGAAATGCGTAAATTACAGATTTCTGGGTTTTATAGAGAAACTTCTATGACTGATCCAGCGTCAATAACCACAACAGAGCTCGATGATAAGATAGATGAGCTTGAAGGTTTATCAAGAACGGCACAAAGTGAGGAATTTACGTTATTAGAGGTACATGTTGAACTAGATATCGAAGGATTCGAAGATAAAAATGCAAATGGGGAAGAAACAGGGTTAGCGTTACCGTATATTGTAACAATTTGCAAAGATAACAACGAAGTTTTGGCAATCCGCCCAAATTATGATCCAAATGACCCCATGCGCAAAAAGATAGAGCACTTCACCCACTTTAAATTTTTGCCTGGACTAGGATTTTATGGATTCGGCTTAATTCACATGATGGGCGGGTTGACCAGATCAGTAACAGCGATATTAAGGCAACTTATCGACGCAGGAACATTATCTAACCTACCTGCAGGGTTTAAATCTCGTGGATTAAATATTCAAAAACATGATGATCCATTACAACCTGGAGAATGGAGAGACGTTGACGTTCCTGGTGGTAGATTATCTGATTCTTTCCTTCCGTTACCTTATAAAGAACCAAGCGCAACATTAACTAATCTTTTAGGTGTTTTAATTGATTCTGGTAAACAATTCGCAGCAACTATTGAGCAACCTACAAGCGACGGTAACTCTGAAGCCCCAGTCGGAACTACTGTAGCCTTGTTAGAAAAAGGTCAACGTGTAATGTCTGCAATACATAAACGTTTACATTATGCACAGCGTCAAGAATTTAAAATATTAAAAAGAGTCTTTAGTGAGTTTTTACCTCCTGAATATCCATATTCAGTTCAAGGTGCTTCTGAAAACGTATTCGCTTCTGACTTTGATAAATCGGTAGATGTAATCCCTATAAGTGATCCTAATATTTTTAGTATGACTCAAAGGATAGTTTTAGCACAAACTCAGTTACAAATGGCGCAAGCAGCCCCCGATATTCATAATTTACGAGAAGCATATAGAAAAATGTATCTTGCGTTAAATGTAAAAGATATAGATTCGATATTACCGCAAGAAGAACAAGTTCCTCCAAGAGATCCTATTAGTGAACAACAAGCCGCTATGACAGGGAATCCTATAAAAGCGTTTGAATTTCAAAACCATGAAGCATACGTAGCCGCTCATAGTGCATTTTTACAAAATCCTATGATGCAACAAAACCCTGCGGTATTACAGGCGATAGGTGCAAATATACAAGAACACCAAGCGATGTTATATAGAATACAGATCGAACAAGCAATAGGGCAACCGTTACCTCCATTAGATCAACCAATGCCGCCTGAGATGATGAACGAAATCGCAGTAGCCGCGGCAACTGCAACACAACAAGTTACAGGTCAGGCACAAGCAATGGCACAAGCTCAGGCACAAGCACAACAAGATCCACAACGTGAAATGTTCGAAAAACAACTACAACAAGAACGTGATGAGTTGATGCAAAAAGAAACAAGCGAACAACGTAGAGTAGATGTAGAAATGCAAAAAGCACAAATTAATGCTGAAGTAGAACTTGAAAGGATAGACGCTACTAGGGATGCGGCAGAAATTAAAACCGCGATAGAACTACAAGAGCTCGAATTAAGAAACGAAAGAGACGTAGAAAAGAATTTTAACGAACTGGTAAAAACAGTAAAAACCACAACTAGAGAGGATTAATATGCATAGTTATAACGATAATAAAAATTACCCTAAACCTAAAAGTATGGGTGGTTCTTCAACTATGAGCGACCCTTCTGTTCAAGATGATACTAGAACAAAAGACGTAAAAGCTGGAGAATTAATTATTAAAGACGACAAAGTATCGGGCGAAGAAGCACAGATGAAAGCTGGATACGGTCAAACAAAAGGACTTCTTTATTATAAGTACATTAAATAATTAATGGATTATATTAAAGTAGCGGAGCATTTGCTCCAAAAAATACGAAAGAGAAAAGAAGATCTTTCGCAAACACTAGCTACAGGTGGTGTTCAGGATTTTGAACAATATCAAAGAATAGTTGGTGAAATAACAGGTTTGAATATAGCGGAGCAGGAGATTCAAACCATAAACTCAAATATGGAGGACATAGATGAATGAGACTGTTCCAAATCGAGTAGATAATTTTGGCAGCGCTGACGCAGCACCTGTAGAAGAACAGGAAGTTGGGTTAACTGTTGAAACACTAGACTCGCACACGGAAAAATTACCGCACCCCACAGGATATAGAATATTAATTCTACCTTTTGCACCACCGTCAGTAACAAAGAGTGGCATACATTTAGCGAAACAAACTGTTGATAGAGAATCTTTAGCAACCGTTGTTGGCTATGTTGTTAGACTTGGACCTGATGCGTATGGAGACGAAAATAAGTTTCCAGACGGAGCTTGGTGTCAAGAAGGTGATTGGGTTATATTCGGAAGATACGCTGGAGCTCGTTTTAAAATTGAAGGCGGCGATATGCGTCTTTTAAACGACGACGAGATTTTAGCAGTTATCGATAATCCTGAGGATATATTATCATAAACGTGGAGAATACCATGCAAGAAGAAGCACAAAAAATAGAACTAGAACTTCCTGAAGGGGAAGTTGATATAAGAGAAGCTGATGTAGACGATTCAATCCCATCAGTTAAAGAACCAATAGTGGAAGAGGTTGTAACCTCTTCTGAACAAGAATTAGACGACGTTAGTGAAAGCGTACAAAAACGTATTGATAAGCTAACGTATAAAATGAGAGAGGCTGAAAGACAGCGGGATGAAGCTGTTAGCTACGCTCAAAATATCCACACGGACAATACTCAGTTAAAAGAAAAATTAAAGAATTCAGATTCTTCCCTTTTCAAAGAGTACGACAATAGGATACAATCGGATCTTGAAAGAGCTAAAAACAATTTAAAAATAGCTCAAGAAGCAGGAGATCCCGATGAAATTGCAAGTGCAACAGAATTACTTTCAAGGAGTGCAGCAGAGTCTGAAAACCTTAGAAGACTTTCTGCACAGCAAAAAGCAAGGCAAACTTCTAATGAGGAAGAAGTTGCTGTTCCTACCCCTAACTTTAATCAACAGCCACAACAAGCACAACCTGATCCTAAGGCAGAAGCTTGGGCAAATAAAAATGAATGGTTTGGAGATGATCAAGCGATGACTTACGCAGCGTTTGGTATACATAGACAATTAGTAGAGGAAGGCGTTGATCCGCATTCTGATAATTACTATAACCAAGTTGATCAAAGAATTAGGGAATATTTTCCTCAAAAGTTTTCTCAAGAGCAGTCTGCCCCCGCGCAGCAGGTTGCCGCTTCTAGCAGAGGTGCTACAGGCAAGAAAAATAGTGCGCGCAAAATAAAACTCACACCAAGTCAGGTAGCAATAGCTAAACGACTAAATGTGCCACTAGAAGAATATGCAAAACATATTGAGCAAGGAGTATAAAAATGACAGATAACAATAATACAAGAAACTCCAGGTCTGCAGAGACTCGAGAAACTCAAACTCGCAGAAAGCCTTGGCAACCCCCGTCTATGTTAGACGCCCCAGAAGCCCCTCCTGGATACCAACACCGTTGGATCCGTGAGTCTGTAAGAGGACAAGATGATAAATCTAATATGTCAAAACGTATTAGAGAGGGATATGAACCTGTGAGAGCAGAAGATTATCCTGATTTCGAAGCCCCTACTATAGACGACGGAAGCAGGTCGGGAGTCATTGGAGTTGGAGGTTTAATCCTCGCTAAAGTTCCAGTCGAAACCGCACAAGAGCGCGACGCTTATTTTAAAACACAAACAAGCGACCAACTTAACGGTGTAGATCACAACTATTTGCGAGAAAGCGATCCTAAGATGCCTATAAAAGATAGCGATATCCAAAGGTCATCTAAGGTTCAATTTGGAAGTCGACGAAATGAGTCGACTGATTAATAATAATTTTATATAGAGGTATATATTATGGCAAATACTGATGCCCCAAACGGGTTTACGCCAGCATACCACATGTATGGAGGTGTTATTCGTCCGTCTCGTATGAGAATTGCTAGTGCAACCAATGCATCAATCTTTTCAGGTGATGTTGTTTCTTTATCTAGTGGTTACATAATTCAAGGCACGGCGACAAGCACTCCTATAGGTGTTTTTTATGGCGTATTTTTTACAGCAACCGACGGTACTCCAACTTTTTCTAAAGTCTGGACTGCTGACACGGCTACACAAGGCGGCGCGGATGCCGAAGCTTTAGTTTATAGCGATCCTGGTATCGTTTATGAAGCTCAATTTACTGCAGGAACTCCTGCTGTAAGTTTTATCGGCAGCAAATACACGCTTTCAACTACTGCAGGCTCTACGCTTAACGGTAGGTCGAAAGAAGGTGTTACTGCAACAACTTCGTCTGGTATAGCTTTATGTGTAGGTTTTAACTTAGCTCCCTCGAATTCGATTGGCGCTAATGCTAGAGCTTACTTCACATTCCCGACGAATACGTTCGCGGTTTAATTTAGGAGTATAAATAATGGCAATTAATAGAGCACAATTAGTTAAAGAATTAACTCCTGGACTGCACGCACTTTTTGGTTTAGAGTATGATCGTTATGAAAACGAACATGAAGATATCTTCGATACAGAAACTTCTGAAAGAGCTTTTGAAGAAGAAGTGATGCTAACTGGTTTCGGTGAAGCGTCTGTTAAAGGCGAAGGTGCTGCGGTTGTTTACGACACAGCGCAAGAGTCTTTCACAGCTAGGTATTCACACGAAACTGTAGCGTTAGCTTTTGCTTTAACTGAAGAAGCTATTGAAGATAATCTTTATGATACTCTTTCTTCAAGGTACACAAGAGCGTTAGCTCGTTCGATGCAAACAACTAAACAAGTGAAAGCAGCGAATGTTCTTAATAACGCCTTCAACTCCAGCTTTGTTGGTGGTGATGGTAAAGAACTTTGCGCAACTGATCACCCTACAGTTGGAAACATTGACCAGAAAAATGAGCTAACAACTGCAGCAGATCTTAATGAAACTTCTCTTGAACAAGCTTTGATCGATATCGCAGCTTTTCAAGATGAAAGAGGATTGAAGATAAATGCACAAGCAACGAAATTAATAATTCCGCCTGCTTTGCAATTCACTGCTGACAGACTCATGGAAAGTCCTGGAAGAGTTAACACCTCTGATAACGACATCAATGCTATAAGAAATATGGGCATGGTTTCAGGAGGATACGCGGTTAATCATTATCTAACAGATACTGATGCGTTCTTCTTAAAAACTGATGTACCTAACGGTCTTAAGCATTTCGTTAGAACACCTGTATCTACCAGTATGGAAGGCGACTTCGAAACTGGAAACGTTAGATATAAGGCTAGAGAGCGTTACAGCTTTGGATTTAGTGATTGGAGAGGAATTTTCGGATCTCCAGGAGCTTAATCTTTACAGTTCTTATTGGAAAAGGGATCTTCGGATCCCTTTTCTTTTTTGATTCGATGATATAGAATGGATTTCAACTAGGGTAATTATAATTAATCTATCGACTGACCTAGCAGACTCGCCAAGACGATAGAGTATTAAGGAGACTTAATTATGGCAAATTCAACATTCAGTGGACCGATCAGGTCTGAAAATGGTTTTAAAGTAATATCAACAAATAGCACTACTGGTGCAGAAACTGATGTAGCTGTTATTGCATCTACGGGTATTGTTACTGATAAATATGTAAAACATGTAGGGTTCGCAACTGGAGTAACAGTTAATACTACTGCTGGAGATTCTCCCGCGATAGGTCAATTTACTCAACCAGCAAACACAATTATTACTGATATTAAAATCTTTTGTGCCACCGCCCCAGTTATTGGAACAGGTGACATAGGTTATGAGGTCGGTACTTCAAGTTCAGGTGCACAAATTGTTGCTGCTCAAACAGATGAAATTCTTGATGGTGGTACTACTGTAGTGGTGGGTAATGTGACTACAACTTCTTTAGTTTTACAAACACAAGACGCAACTACAGCCCCAGCTTCTGTTCAGTATACATCTGCTGAAAGAACTATTTATTGTAATATTACTAATACAGTAGATGCTACAACTGCTGGTTCTTTTACGTTCATTATTGAATATACGCAAATAGCGTAAGGGGTAACTTATGGCAGACGCAGTTACAAGTCAAAAAATTGTAGATACTGACAGAAAGCTAGTTTATAAATTTACTAATATCTCCGACGGTACTGGAGAAGATGCTGTTAAAAAGGTAGACGTTTCAGCACTTAATACGAATGACCAAGGAGAAACCTGTACAAGAGTAACTTTAACACAACTATGGTACGATATAGGAGGCATAAGGGTTTCTCTTGAATGGGACGCTACTTCTAATGTCGTATGTACCGTTTTAGGTGGCAGTGCCGCCGCAGGGGTGGTTTCAGGTTATTTTGATTTTAGAGAATGGGGCGGTGTTCCCAATAACGCAGGTAGTGGTATAACTGGTGACCTGGATTTGTCGACTCATGGACATACTAACCATGATCATTACACAATAGTTGCCGAATTTATTAAAAGTTATTAAAAATGGCAACTTCAGGCACTCGTGCATTTAATTTAGATGTAGCGACCGCAATCGAGGAGGCGTATGAACTTGCGGGTTTAGAAGCTCGCACTTCATACGATGCAGTTACAGCTAGACGTTCTTTAAACATTATGTTTGCAGATTGGGCGAACAGAGGTATACAAATGTGGGAGGTTGTTAAAGTTGAACAAGCTTTAACTAAAGGCGACGAAACTTATACCTTAAATCAATTCGATATTGATATCTTAGACGCATATATACAAAAAACAGTGGGCAGTACAGTCACTGATTTTGCGTTAAGTAGAATCGATCGCAATGAATATATAAACATACCTGTTAAAGGAACAGAAGCTCGACCAACACAGTTTTGGTTTGAAAGATTAATAACCCCTGTTATTCATCTTTATCCAACGCCCGAGAATTCTACCGACAAACTCATTTACTATTCTTGGCAAAGAATCCAGGATGCAACCGCGTCAGTAAATGATTTAGATATTCCTAATAGATTTATGCCCTGTTTAGTTGCGGGATTGGCTTATTATCTTTGTTTAAAAAAGAATTCTCAAAAAATTCAAGTAATTCAACCGTTATATGAACAAAGTCTTCAAAACGCAATTAAATATGACGAAGATAGATCTTCAATACATTTAGTTCCTGATAGAAGAGGATATCCATAATGGCGTATGCTAGAGGTAAATATGCAAATGCGATTTGCGACAGGTGTGGATTTAAATTTCCATATTTATCTTTATTAACTGAATGGGATCACACACGAGTTTGTCCTGAATGTTACGAACCAAAACATCCTCAACTAGACCCAGTTCATCCTCCTGTTGATGCAGAGGCTTTACACCAACCAAGACCCGATGTAAGTTTACCTCAGGCTCAATTAGGCAGGGTTACAACTAGAAATCCTTCTGACGCAGTAATAAGTCAAAAGGGAACTAATATGATGAGGTTTAGAGACGACCCCAATATAGGAAGTAAATTTATAGGGGCGCACGGCACAGGTAAATTAGGCGACTTAACAGTGAGTACAGAATAATGGCAGGATTTACATACAGTGGACTAACAACAGCTGTTCAAAATTATATGGACAATACTGAAACTACGTTCACAAATACTATACCAACGTTTATAGAACAAGCAGAAGAAAAGATATTAAAATCAGTTCAATTACCTGTGTTTAGAAAAAATGTAACAGGGTCAGGTACCGCATCTAATACATATTTACAAATGCCAACTGATTTTCTATCTCCATTAAGTTTAGCTATTATAGACTCAAGCAGTAATTACAGTTATTTGTTGTTAAAACACGTTTCCTGGATTAGGGATTATACACCTACAGCAACCACCACAGGAACATCTTTATTTTATGCTTTATTTGACGATACTACATTTATTTTAGCACCGACCCCTAATTCAAATTACACTTTTGAATTACATTATTTTTACAGACCGTCGTCATTAACCGCCGCAGGAGACAGTGGACAGACATGGCTTTCTGAAAATGCGTCTAATACGTTACTTTACGGGACTTTAGTAGAGGCGAGTATTTTTATGAAATTAACTCCTCAAGAAATAGCCACATACGATCAAAAGTATCAAGAAGGATTAGAAAGGTTAAAACTTTTAGGAGAGTCTAAAGATGTTCGTGACGAAACTCGTTATGATAATTTAAGAGTTCCACCTCAGTAATGTTAAAACAACCTTTAGAATCATTAGAAGGTAAAAATATTGCTCTTGTAGCAATGGGTCAAAGTCAAATAGATTACCATTTATCAAGAACACACAGTTTAATTTTTGATGAAGTCTGGGCAATAAACGCTATGATTGGGGTTCTTCCAGAAATAGATAGAGCTTTTATATTAGACCCCATGGAAAGATTTTTGGATACGGAAGACGCAGGAAATATGACCTCTATGATGAGAAAATATCTTCCAAAAATTAATTATCCGATATACACCTGCGAACTAGATGAAAGAGTGCCTTATGCAGAGGAATATCCTTTACCGTATTTAGTTGAAGATTTAGGCTGTGCTTATTTTAATAACACAGTTGCCTATGCAATAGCTTTTGCTTTATGGAATAAAGTTGATCATTTAACTATTTTTGGAGTAGATTTTACATATAAAACTAATATGCATTACGCTGAATCAGGAAAAGCTTGTTGTGAGTTTTGGTTAGCTAAGTGTATGGAAAACAATATCGAAATATCCGTAGCACCAAGATCTAATTTATTAGAAACAAACGTGGATTTAAAAGAAAAACTTTATGGTTACCATAGATTAAAAGATCCTATTATTACTTATCAAAAAGAAGGTACAATAAAAACATGTAAATGGTCGGAGGTAGAGCAGATTCACCAACCTGAACCACAAATGATAGATAGAAATGATTTACCACCAGAACCAGAGGAGTATTAATGTTTTCAATTAATTCAGATACAGAAGTCGGTAACTTAGGAGTTACTACAACGAACCACAGAGGGCATACCATAGATGAAGTTGCTGAGATGGCTACTAATAAAATAGTTTCCGTTAGCGACGATGCTCCTGCACCCATTAGGGCTCAAGCTCATGCTTTTAAAAACGCATGCAAAACAGTTATTACATATTATATGCAAGAGGCAGTAAAAAACCATATGTGTACAATATGTAATCAATTAGAACAACAGGGTCATAAAGACCTAGCAAATATTATAAGGAGGCTATAATGGCTATAACACAAGCAATGTGTACTTCTTTCAAACAAGAACTATTGGAAGGTGTACATAATTTTAAAAACTCGGGCGGTAATACATTCAGACTAGCACTTTACACAAGTTCAGCTACGATGAGCGCAACTACAACTGCTTATACAACTTCTCAAGAAGCTAGTGGTACTAACTATACAGCTAAAGGAAACTCGCTTACACGTGTTGATCCCACAACTTCAGGCACCACAGCATTTACAGATTTTGCTGATCTTACTTTCGGCACCGCTACTGTAACTGCTAGAGGTTGTATGATTTATAACGACTCTGCATCGGGAGATCCTGCAGTTGCTGTATTTGATTTTGGAGGCGATAAAACTTCTACGGCAGGTAGCTTTACTATCTCTTTTCCAACAGCAGATGCAAGTAACGCAGTAATAAGAATAGCATAGTAGCCTATGGCTAATATTACAGGATGGGGTAGAGGTACTTGGGGTCAATTAACTTGGGGAGAACCTATACCCGTAGTATTGACAGGAGTAGCTGGTACAACAGCATTAGGCTCTTTAACTATAACTGCTGACGCTAATGTAACTGAAACAGGAGTTGCGGCTACAGGTGCAGTAGGAAGTCAAACCGTTACTGGTGAGGCTAATGTAACTGAAACAGGAGTAGTAGGCACAACTGCACTAGGCACAGAATCTGTAACTGCTGACGCTAATGTAACTGAAACAGGTATAGCAGGAACGGGTGCAGTAGGAACGTTAATAGCTGCTGGGTTTGCAATTACAGGTGTCTCAGGAACTGCGTCGACCGTAGGTCTCGGGGACGAAACAGTAACTTGTGACGCTAATGTTTCTTGTACAGGAGTTGCAGGCACAACTGCTTTAGGAACTTTAAGTCTTGTAACTGTAAATATTCTTTCTATAACAGGATTAGCTGGAACATCTGCACTAGGAACAGAAACAGTACAAGCAGATGCAAATATAGCTCCGACAGGAGTATTTGCAACAGGTGAAATATCAGGTCTAACTGTTTGGGGATTAGTTATTCCTGGACAAACAGCAAACTATAGTACAGTGACCCCAGGAGAAACAACAAATTGGGAAGAAGTTGCTTAACTATTATGAAAAAAGAGAATATAA